TGCTTGTAGCAAGAAACAATATACAGCAGCAGTCAATGCGATAAGGTTGAAGTCTCAGTTGTTGGGGTTTTTGGTTGAGAAGAAAGAGGTGCAACACTCAACCCTTGACACTATGTCCGATGATGACCTGGCCAAGTACCTAGACCAAATTAAACAAGAACACGATATCAATTGACAACATTCCGCATCATTCATTGACGTGATCCGCGGTGCTCCGCTCGGATCCTTGCGGATCCAGATAAATATATATACGTGTATGTTGCGGTCGGTCAGTAAAATTAAAACGTGAAAATTTTTTCGTATTATCGGGATAAAAAAAATATATAAAAAATTTATTAAGAAAAAATTTAGAAAGGATAAATAAAGTTATGATATTATATTTTTTAGAGGAATTAAAATTTATAGGATTATTTTTATTCGTCACGTTACTTTTTACTCTTTAGAACAAAACGAGAACATAACGTGAACGAAAAAAATATCCTAAAAGTGAAAAATAACTATTTACTTCTGAGAAAAAATAACTATTCTGTTCTTAATTCTATTTTATAGAAAAAATTAATTTTTCGGATAGAATTAAGAAAGTGAGAATAAAATGAAAATAAAAGAAAATAAAATCCCTCTAAGTTTAAGAGTACACGAAAATAAAAAAGTACTTTTCAGATTAGTAAATCCTAAAAGAGAAAAATCAAAGTCTTTTTTAGTTTATGAAAAATCTAAATTTTCAACTAATCTAAAATCAGCTTTTTTAAATTCATATAGAAAAGTAGATATCGATTATGATACTACTTTCAATAGTAGATTTAAAAAAGTCAACGTACTTATCGATTTACCTCAATACTTAGATAAATCAAAAAAATCTCTCTACGAAAATTTAATTTCAGAAAATAAAATTTTCATAAAAGAAAATAAAGTTTCAGCAGAGATTATCGAAAATCAAAAGTATTTCGAAAATATCATATCTAAGCTTTAATCAAAAAATCAAACGTCCGAGCGATCTAAAAAATCGCTCGGATTTTTTTTTACTTTTTTATTTTTTCCCTTTTCAAAAATCGTATTAAGTTTGTGGCTGTTTTTTTATATAAAGTTTAAAATCTATATAGTCTATATCCAAGTATAAGACCAAGTATAAGTGTAGAATGAGTTATATGCGTATAAATATCGCTAGAAAAAAAATTTTTTTTAATATAATACTTTACAATGGCTTTTTTAAATAGTAGCATTCCACCAATATATTGTAAAATTCGTAAGGAGTATTTATATGATTTACAAAAACATCATGGAGAAAGCGATGACTGTGTTATCTTTGGTCTCACAAGCATTGCGGGTCGTGGCATACTATTTAACATTATGCTGGAAAACGGTGCGTGCTTTTGGCGTCTGCCAATATGTGCCTTCTTTTCTAAAGGCATGGAAAGGAAAGATGTGCCAGATATGTCAAATGACGCCCTTGAGCTGTGGAATAGTTTTGATTATTATCATAGCGTTAATCACTTTGCTTTTCTAGAAGGACAACGAGCTAAATATTTTGGTAAAGATAAAAAACTTTATACAGGTGAGTATCTGTTTACTGTTGACTGGTGTCACCCTGACGCCAATCTTCTTGACACAGATCATTCTGAAATTCCTCAGGAGCATAAGTGCGCTCATATATTGGAGCTTGACAATGGTAATTTCGCTGCTCAACCTAATAATAGAATACTATGGAATGTTAATTCGTTCACTACGAGAAACGAAGTTCCCGACTACAAAGTCCAAACAAACGACTGGAATGTCGAAAACAAAGATTGGATGACCGAGGATACAGATAGATTTTTTTATGAAATACTAGAAAAGAAAATGGATAAGTAGTATAGCTTTTTATTTAGGTGATGTCCGAGGATCAATTTCTTTTGGTCAGGGGCAGGGAGAGATGGTGGGTACTTTTTTGTTTTTATGTTTTATCTATAAGTATATAGGTAGATTATGAATATAACAATATTACTTCCTACAAGGAAAAGATTATCTTTATTAAAAAAATCAGTACAATCTTTAATAGACAATGCAAGAGAGCCAGAAAAATTACAATTTCTTTTTGGTGTAGATGAAGATGATATAGAAACTTTTAATTATTTAAAAGAATCAAAATATCCAAATCAATTAGCTTTACAGTTCAAACCTATAGGTTATGAAAACTTACATAAATATAATAATACATTAGCAGGTTACGCCTCTGGAAAATGGATAATGTTTTTCAATGACGATGCTTTAATGCAAACTAAAAATTGGGACGAAAAAATTATGGATTTTGAAGATGAGTTTTGTCTTTTACGTTTCAAAGAACAAACAAATCATCCTTATAGTATCTTTCCTTGCTTTCCTCAAAAATGGTTTTATTTATTAGATCACATTAGTTTACATGGTCAAAATGATGCATGGCTCTCTGAGATAGCTTATATGTTAAATATAATGCGGGACGTTGACATAGAAGTTATACACGATAGAGCAGATATAACTGGTAATAATAATGATGAAACTTTTAGAGCTAGAAAATATAATGAGGGAAACCCTGATCAACGAGGCGATCTTCATCATATAGATATGGTAAAATTAAGATACAAAGATGCTTTAAAAATAAATTGGTTACTAGGACTCATGGGTCAACCAAATGAATTTATTACAAAAAATCTTAAAGATAAGTCAGATCCGTTTATTTTACTTAAAGAAAAATTTGATGTATATAAAAAAGCTGGCGCCATAGGTGCGGGAAAACAAAATGCAAGAGTTACAGATCAAAGAGAAGTTAAAGTCAGCTATTCAAATTTACCAAAAGACTAGAGATAAACGAGCTGGTGAAGTTGTAACACACCTTACAAATTTACTATCTACTTATAAAGCTAGAAAAAATTTATTATCTTACGCTAAACATATGTACCCGGGATACAAAGACCCTGCGCACATACAGCTAATTGCAAAAAATCTAGAGAAGCTTGAATCAGGTGAAATTAAAAGACTGGCGGTCTTTATGCCACCAAGACATGGAAAAAGTATGTTATGTTCAGAATTTTTTCCTGCATGGTATCTAGGAAATAATCCAAATGAATTTGTAATTCAATCTACTTACGCTCAAGAATTAGCAGATGACTTTGGTCGTAAAGTTCGTAACCAAGTTCAAGGTGACGATTTTAATAAAGTCTTTCCACAAGTTGCTTTAAGATCAGACAGTACATCAGCAAAACGATTTCATACTATACATGGTGGTACTTATTCTGCTGTTGGTGCAGGTGGAGCTATTACTGGTAGAGGTGCTCATTTATTAATTATTGATGACCCGATAAAAGGAAGAGAAGATGCAGAGTCAGAAGTTCAAAGAAGAAATTTATTAGAATGGTATAAGTCTGTAGCTTATACTAGATTACAACCAGGTGGAAAAATAATTGTAATTCAAACTAGATGGCACCAGGATGATTTAGCAGGATATATTTTAAATGAATCTGGAGAAGATTGGAAAGTTTTAGATTTACCAGCGATAGATGATAAAGGAAATGCTTTATGGCCAGAAGCATATAATAAATCTGATTTAGAAAAAATACAAAATACAGTAGGTGAACGTGTATGGCAAGCTCTTTATCAACAACGTCCTAGTAATGAAGAAGGAAGTATTATTAAAAGAGATTGGTGGAATATTTATGAGGGAGATAAAATTCCTACATTAGGTTATGTTGTACAATCTTATGATACAGCCTTTAGTACAAAATCTTCTGCTGACTTTTCTGCTTGTACTACATGGGGAGTATTTACAGCTAGAGATGAGAACAACGTTCCTTATGCAGCATGTATTTTGTTAGACGCTTGGAAAGAAAGATTAGAATATCCAGATTTAAGAAAACGAGCACAAGATAGTTATTACGAGTGGATGCCCGATCAAGTATTAATTGAAAAACGAGCTAGTGGTCAATCTTTAATACAAGATATGCGTAGATCCGGAGTCCCGATAGTTACTTATACACCAGAAAGAGATAAGGTTTCTCGTACTCATAGTGTAGCTTCAATGTTCGAAGGAGGTTTAGTGTTTACAATGGACGAAGAATGGACTAAGGATGTTATAGAAGAATCAGCACAATTTCCATATGGAAAGCATGATGATATTCATGATACTATTGTGCAAGCTTTAATGAGGATACGTGATGGATTTTTAGTATTACATCCAGACGATCCAGAGGATAATGATAATGAAACAAGAAAACAATTGCGCAAAGACAAACATTATTACTCTTGATACGTTTAGAGTAACTCCTAGAAAAACTACATCTAAAGAAAAAGAGCTTATTCAAGATGATCAAGTAGTTAATGCTTTTCATGATGCTTGTATCAAGATTACAGAAAAGGTAGATATTAAAGGATATGCTCTTGTAGCGTGGGACGAAAAGGGAGTTCCTTGTATATCATGGTCTACTGGCCATATAAAAAATCCTATATCTGAATTAATGCTTCCTACCTTTACACAATCAGTATTTCAAGGTATATTGAATAAAAAACTAAGTACACCGGAGGACTTAAAAGATGAGTAACCCATTTAAAAGAGTTGGCAAACAACCAAGACTAGGAGTTAAAAGTTTTAGTGTTGAAGATGTTAAAGCCGCAAATAAAAGATTTTATGATAAGTTTCCAGGAGCAGTTGAAGATGCTGCAATGTTAAAAAAAGCAATGCAAAATCCTGGTGATGAAGTTGTAAAAATAGAAGATGATAGAAAAGCTGAACATGCTAAAATGATGAAAGCTATGAAAATAGAAGTGGAGATATCATAATGAAAATGACAGCTGGCGCAGGATCTGGAGAAGGAAGAATGCAAAACTCTAAAATCACTGGCAAAATGATGAAGAAAAAAAAGAAAAAGAAAAAAAGTAAATTTCCAGATATGTCTGGAGATGGAAAAGTAACTAAGAAAGATATTTTAATTGCAAGAGGCGTAATTAAAAGAAAAGGAAAAAAAAGAAGATGATGAAAAAGAAAAAAAATACTAGACGTATGAATAGACTTGAAGAATTAGGTCGTGTCGATGCAGAAAAAGCTTACACTAAAAAAGGTAAAAAAAATTTATCTGCAGAGAAAAAAAGAATTGTACGTGAGTTAAATAAAAAAGCTAAAAGGAAAAAGAAAAAATCATGAAAAAAACTAGAGAAGATGTTACTAAAGAAATTTTGGATGTCGACTTTGAAAATGTTGGAACAGCTAAAGACTTTGATGACGATGGTTACGAAGAAGGTAAATCTAAAGAAAGAGAGATGACTGCTAATGCTTCTGTATCAGATAATTTTAAAGGTGGACTTCTTTATAAAGGAAAAGCAAAAGATTATCCAGGAGCAAGTAAAATTCTTGAAAAGAAAAAAGCCAAAATTATTCAGTTAAAACCGAAAAAGAATAAATAGTGGCGAGACAAAAATTTGTACACTTTGTTCCAAGACCAAAGCCAAAAAAAAGACCAGGCAAACATAAGAAGTCTTTGAACAAAAATGAAAAAAGACAAAAAAAACTAACGAGGTATAAAGGTCAAGGAAGATGAATTTTAAATGGGATTTAAAAAAAGTAAAAGATGAACAAAGAAAAAGAGATTCAGCAAAAGCTCAATTAAGAGAAAGAAGTAAACAATCTATTGCACGACCTAAGGCTTCTAAAAATATTTTATCAAACGATCCAAGGCTACAAAGAATATGAAAGAATTTATTTGTCCAAATGGTAGAATGTCTGTAAATGGTGTTTGTCCTATATTTGAAGGTGATGATGGACAAACGAAAGATTTTTTAAAAAAATCTACTTTTGATTCTGAAAAAGAAGATGAATTTATGGAAGATAAGAAAAGTTTTTTTGAATGGGATATGGATAAACCAACTGAAGCTACATTTAAATCAGCAAGTCAATTAATTTCAGAAAATTTGAATTCTTATAATTCTTTTGTAGAAGAAAAATTAGGGATACCTAGTAATATTCAAACAGGTTTAAGAACAATGTCTGCTCTTTCTGGTTTTGCAAATTATGGGTTAGTTGGTGCAGTGACACCTTTTGCACTTCCATTCATTGCAGGTGGTATACTAAATCAAAAAGAAGAAAAACAACAACAAGCTGCAATTAATAGAGAAGAAGTTAGAGATTTACAAACTCGAATTGATAAAGGTGAATTCGGTTCAAATACACCTACACCACAAGATGATTACAGAGGAGGTGGTCAATATAGCACTGGTAATACTAAAAGTAGTAGTGGTGGTTCAAAAAGTGGCGGTTTTAGTTCTGCAGAAAGAGGAGCAGCATTACATGGCTAGAACAAGAATAAGACCTAGAAAAAGGACTGGAGATATTCCTAGAAGAAAAAAATATTATAGACCTACTAAAAAAGGTGCGGGTATGACCAGAGCAGGAATTAAAGCTTATAGACGAGCTAATCCTGGTTCTAAATTATCTATGGCTGTAACTGGTAAAGTTAAACCTGGTAGTAAAGCAGCTAAAAGAAGAAAATCATATTGTGCAAGATCATTAGGACAATTAAAAAGAAGCTCTGCCAAAACAAGAAATGATCCTAATTCTAGAATAAGACAAGCAAGAAGAAGATGGAAATGTTAGAGTTATTAAAAAAATTATTAGGAATAGATAAATTAGAATACAAGATAAGATTACTTGAAAGAAAAAATTATTGGAGAGAAAAATATCGTGATAGATAAAATAGTTTATAAATTTTTTGCGGGTATAGACGTATTAAGTAATTTAATTGGAAAATTATTTATACCTAAGAGGCAGAAGAAGAAAGATGAAAGATAAACCTTTAAATATATCAGAATCTGCTGCAGTTCAAATGCCTATGAAAACTGTTGCTAGTTTGATTTTGCTTGTCGCAGCAGGTGTATTTGCATACACGGAGCTTACAGCAAGGTTAGTATCGTTAGAGACATCACGAGAGTTATTTGAAAATGATTTGCTTAAAAAATCTGAGCAAGTACCTACAGATCAAGAACAACATTTTTTAATTGAGGATCTTTACAAGACTGTAGAAAAAATGGAAGAAACTCAAGAAATGAATATGACAAATAAAGTCAATATTCAGTTTTTAAGAGAACAACTAGATAAGGCTTTAGCTGATATTGAAACTCTTAAAGATAAAGTAAGAGAAAATGGTAATGGAGCACATTAATGGAATTAATTATAGCTTTACTTATGATTGTTAATGGAGAGATTAAAGAACATAGAATACAAGAAACTATGTCAGAATGTTTAAAAGGTAAGAGGGTCGCAATGAGATCAAATAAGAATAATAACATTCAATACCAGTGCATTAAATCAATGGCAGAACTTGAAAGTAACATTGATGGTAGCAAAAGTATAAAAAAATTAATACTAGAATAATTGTCTTTTTTGTTTTATATCTCTTTATAGGAAAGTATGGTATGAACCAGGAGGTATTATGAAACTATGAAAAAAGGACTTTATGCTAATATAAACGCCAGAAAAAAAGCTGGTAAAAGTAGACCAAAATCTAAATCAACAATATCTAAAAAAGCTTACAAAAATATGAGAAAGGGATTTCCTAAGTGATTGCAAGACCTTCTTTTAAGAAAACTATGACTAGACCAAATAAGAAAAAAGTAAAAAAACAATATCTTGCTGGAACATCTGGTGCATTAAGAGCTAAAAGAAAAGCTGCATTAAAAAGATTGAATAAAGATAATAAAGGTTCAGGAGTTTTACCTGGAGATAAAAAAGGTGGAAAATTTATAGGTTCAAAAAAGAAAAGTAAACATAATAAAAAATTTAAGGAGATGTATGGCTAAAGCAAAAGGATCAAGCACTGCAACAGCAATTAGAAATAAAGCTAAAAAATCAGGTGTTTCTGTTTCTAAAATTAGAAAAATTTATAATAGAGGATTGGCTGCATATAGAACAAGTGGTCATAGAAAAGGTGTAAGTCCACAAGCTTGGGCAATGGCAAGAGTTAATTCTGCACTAACTGGTGGTAAAGCAGCTAAAGTAGATAGAGATATTTTAAAAGGTAAAAAAAGTAAAAATAGAAATCCAGACGGTACAAAGAAAAAAACTAGAAGGGCATAATGGCATTAGAAGTAGAATTAGATAAAAAAAAATTAGAATTTACTGATGATGAAGGTAAAAAAGTAAAAGTAGAAGTTGATGGTGAATTAACTGAAAAAGAAGAAGAAGCATTTGAATCAAATCATTATTCTAATTTAGCAGAAGAATTATCACAACAAGAAGTTTTAGGAATAGGAAAATCTTTAATAAAATCTTACGAAGATGATAAAGCTTCAAGAAAAGAATGGGAAGATCAATATTCTAAAGGTTTAAAAATGTTAGGAGTGGTTGTAGAAGATAGACAAGATCCATTCCCGGGAGCTTCTGGTGTTCATCATCCATTGATGTCAGAGGCTGCAACTCAATTTCAAGCTAGAGCCATTGCAGAAATGTTTCCCGCAGGCGGTCCTGTAAAAACTCAAATTGTTGGAAAACAATCAGATAAAAAATTAGAACAAGCTCAACGTGTTCAAGATTTTATGAATTATCAAGTAACAAATCAAATTACAGATTATTTTAATGAATTAGATCAGATGTTATTTTATTTAGCTCTTGCAGGCTCTGCTTTTAAAAAGATATACTTTGATAATTCATTAGATAGAATTTGTTCAAAATTTGTACCTGCAGATCAATTTGTTATTTCATATGAAAATACAGATTTAGAAACTGCTGAAAGATATACTCAAGTTATGAAACTTACTACAAATGAAATTAAAAGACGACAAGTAGAAGGTTTTTATAGAGATGTATCTATAACACAAAATCAAGGCGGTCAAAATTCTTCTGATTTAGTAGAACAAACAATTCAAAAATTAGAAGGAATGTCAGCTTCAATGGCAGATAAAATTCATACAGTATTAGAAATACATGCAGATTTAGATTTAGGTGAAGATGAATCTGGTTTAGCTTTACCATACATAGTAACAGTTGATTACGAAAGTGGACAAACATTAGCTATTAGACGAAATTGGAAAGAAGATGATCCTTTAAAAAGAAAAAGAACTTATTTTATACATTATAAATATCTTCCTGGCTTAGGCTTCTATGGCTTTGGCCTTATTCAAATGATCGGCGGTTTACAACACGCAAGCACAGGAGCACTTCGTGCTCTTTTAGATTCAGCTGCATTTGCAAATCTCAATGGTGGATTTAAAGCAAAAGGAGCTAGAATAGAAGGTGGAGATATTACTGTTTCACCTGGTGAATGGGTAGATGTCGAAGCATATGGCGATGATCTCCGAAAATCGTTTATCCCTCTTCCATTTAAGGAGCCATCGCCTACTTTATTACAACTTTTAGGAGTTTTAACTGAGTCAGGGAGACGTTTTGCTAGTATTGCAGATGCAATGGTAGGACAATCTGCAGGATCAGGTCCAGTCGGAACTACAATAGCATTAATAGAACAAGGTTCAAAAGTATTTAGTGCAATACATAAAAGATTACATCAAGCTCAAGGTAGAGAATTTAAATTAATTTATGAATTAAATGGAGAATTTCTAGATGACGAATATCCTTATGATGTTATTGGAGAAAGAAAAACAATAAGAAGAAAAGATTTTGATGATGCAGTAAATGTAGTACCAGTAAGTGATCCAAATATATTTTCTCAAGCTCAAAGAATTGCTTTAGCTCAAACTGGTTTACAATTAGCACAACAAGCACCAAACATAATTGATACTAAAGAAGCATATAGAAGATTTTTACAATCTCTAAATATACCTGATTATCAAGATTTAATTATAGAAGATGAAGAAACACCTAGACGTGATCCAGTTTCAGAAAATATGGCGGCATTAAATGGAAAACCAATTAAAGTTTTTGAAGATCAAGATCATCAAGCTCATCTTGCTGTTCACCAACAATTTATGATGGATCCAAGATTTGGTGGTAATCCACAAGCTAAAGAAGTTTTATATCCATTAATGATGGCACACATGGGTCAACATATGGCTTATTTATATCAACAACAAATGCAAGCTCAAGCACCTGAAGGTATGCCAACATCTACTGGTGAAATTAATAAAGAACTTAGAGATGAAGAAACTTCTGATGTTTCAATCGAACAAGAAAATAGAATTGCTGTTGCTGCAGCTCAAGCTGCACAAGGATTGATGGGAAGTATGCCACCATCTCCAGAACAACAAAAAGAACAAATGCAGATGCAAAAAGATCAAGCAAGTTTACAATTAAAAGCAGAAGAGCTTAATATTAGAAAAGCTAGATTTGCTGAAGGAGTAAAAGATAAGGAAAGAACGCAAGCTAGAAAAGATGCTGAAACTAAAGCTAAAATAGTTGAGACAGCTTCTAGAGTTGCTAAACGTGATAGTTAATGGCAGTTAAAGTTGAAGAAATTAAAAAAGCTAAGAAGTTTTTAGAAAATAATAAAATATCTATTAAACATGTTAAACCAAGATTGTTTGCAATTGCAGCCAATGGTTTAAAAAAAAATTTTGATCAAACATTAGAATATTTTATGGAAAAAACAGATTATGGAAAGATTGATAATAGCAATAAAGAAAAAAATTAAAGAATACGATACTGAATTAGCAAAAAATTTATTATCTAAAGGTGTAGATAAAATTGAAGACTTTAAAAGAATACAAGGAATGTCTGTTGGTTTAAATAAATCTTTAGAAATAATTGAAGAAACTACTCAAAAATATAAGGAAGGAGATATAGATGATTAGTCAAGACACGTGGGCAACAGATGATAGTGTTGCTACGCCAGAAAAATTACCTCAACCAGTTGGTTATAGAATATTAATAAGACCAAAAGGTGTGGTAGAGAAAACAAAAGGAGGAATTTATTTAACTGATACAAATAAAGAACAACAAAGTTATTTAAATTCAGTTGGAAAAGTTATTGCTATGGGACCAGAGTGTTATAGCGATAGAAAAATACCATGGTGTAAAGTAGGAGATTGGGTTGTTTTTGGTAGATATGCTGGAGCCAAAATCTCTGTACAAAAAGTCAAAATGGTGTTAATTAATGACGATGAGGTTATTGCTACATTAGAAAACCCTGAAGTAATATCTCAACAATTATAATACACATTAGTTTAGACTAATGACAACATAGGAGAAAACTATGATAGAAGAAAATAACAATGAGAAAGAGTTAGAAGTTAAGCTAGATGAAAATCCAATTGATCAAGAAATAGAGGTTCCTCAGAATCCTATTGATGCATTAGTTGAAAAAGCTGAAACTGAAGAAAAAGAGAAAGCAAATGATAAATCATATGAAAATGAAAGGGAAATAAAACTTGAAGAAAAGAAAAAAGTCCCTGCATATTCAGATGATATGCCATATTCTGAAAAGGTTCGTAAAAGAATTGCAAAAGAAGTGGCAAAAAGAGCAGAAGCAGAACAAAAAAACGTTGAATTAGAACAAAGACTAGCTGATTTAGAGAAAAAAACTTATGAAATTGCTGGTAAAAGTTTAAAAAATAATTATTCAACTGTTTCTGCAGAGCTTAAATCAGCAATTGAAGAAGGTAATACTGACAGACAAGTTGAACTTTATGAAAAAATGGCTGATATCAGAGGACAAATGTCAAAAACTGAAGAATTATCATCTTCAGTGCCTAAAGTAGAAAAAAAACCAAAACAAACTCCACCTTTAGCAGCAGATTGGGTAAAAGATAACAAAGAATGGTTTAATAAACCAGGATTTAGAAAAGAAACTGCTATGGCATACGGTATAGATGCTGAACTTACTGAAGAAGGTTGGGATGTTAATGATCCAGATTATTACATTGAAATGGATAAAAGACTTAAATCATCTGGATTAAGTTATTTTTCTAAAGATGAACAAGACGC